CGAAGAGGATTGACCTGTTGCCTGCCGGTTCTGTGCGTGGGTGGTGTAGGAGTCACCGGGTGGTGGGTTCATTAGCATGTTTGTCTACCTTAGGTGAAATTTTACCCACACGCTCAAGCACATCTCTGAACATGACCAGCCTGACGCCGGTATTTCTGTTGCAATCACGCTTGCCGTAGTAACAACGGGAGACGCCCTCAAACTTGAAACCGGTCTTCATCAGCCCCTTGATCAGCTGCTTGTTTTTCTTGCTTGTGATCGCACTCAACCGGGAAGCGTCAAACTGAAGAATAGCATACCTGGCCAAACTTCTATAGACCCCAAGGGTCATAGTTTCTTCGCCATAATAGGCTATTTCTACGTTGCTGCCGTTCCAGCTGTGATAGAAAACCGCTCCCACCAGCATGCCGCTGGCGTCAACCAGCCCCAGGGCCTTGTCGTACTTGTAGGGCGGCCATTTGTACTTCGAGAAATGCCATTTCGCCACTTCTTCATCACAGTCAAAGAGCAGCCCAGTAGCCATTATACCGGCCCCCCGTATTCGATGACGCTGTTGAAGGCATTAACTTGCACAACTGGCAGCGTTGGGTCGATGCTACCTGCGAATCTGCCGGTATCAAACACGGCACTGTCGAAGGCAGCCGAACCCGTGCCAACGCCAATGGCATTGACCTGCATCCTGAGTGCCAGGGCGTGTCCTTCGGCATTTACCGTGAGCCAGCTGCTGAAGTTCACGGTAGTCGACGGCCACAGGCTTTGATCCCAAAGGGCCTGATCCCACAATACCGTCGATGTAAAGGTAGTGACCGGGGCCTGTAGGCCAGAAGTTTGAAAATCGGTATCTACCCCCAAAGTTGGGGTAATGCCGCCGCCCAAAGTCAACAGCGGCTGGACCATGGTTATCCGTTTGTTGCGTCCAGGTTCGTCGAACCAGTTGAAAGCACATTGCATATCTGCAAAGATAGCTTCAGCATTATCAGTCGACCCAACATAGCCTTGATTAACCAATCCATTGTTGCTCCCCCAGTACAGGTTGTTGTTATAAATAGCGAAAGTGTTAGCATTCCAGCCAATGAACTGACACCAGGCACCAGTCAGGGTATTCATGACGAACTGGACCTGCTGCTGATTTTCCACCATAGGAACATTAAGCAGCAGCAATTGCTGAATTGGGAAACTGGTTACTTCCCAGCCAAACAGGGACTGCCCGGTTATGGACGCCTGGGCCATCGCATTTTGAATACGGGCGGTGATGGCAATGGAACGGTCGGCACTGGGGTCAAACGGCAGGGCCTGAGAAATGGGGATAACACCCTGTTGGGTGATTATTGCAACATCCGACCCCAACCGGGTGAGGCAGCGGCGTCCTATAGGCGGGGAAATATCAAACGTGCCCACCAAATGAAAGTCACTGGCATTGGTTGGGTCAACGCCAGAATACAGACTTACCTGCCCCCGGCTGGAAATGAACATTGCGTAGTCGTTGGGGCCACTACCACCATCAACGGTCCAGCTGGACATAGAAACCAGGTAACCACCTTTGTTCCACAGCGAACCAAAGTCCAGCGTCCCAGCTATTGGCCCCTGGATGGCACCTACCGGCATGAAGGCAACAACGGTGGACTGGTTCATGACATACCACAGCCGCTGCTTCTGGGCGTGGATATTGATGATGTTGGCAGTATTACCGCCAGGCAACCCGGTTATGGACGGGTTGGTCCAAGCACTTCCATCGTATTGGATCAGGGCGTCAATACCGTTGACAGCCTGAAGATATGATGTGGTGCTGCCGCCTGGAGTGAAATTGGTGTATTGCCAGCGGGCGCTGCCAAGTCCAGTCAGAACCGTACTTCCAGTGCTGGTTGATACGTTGATGATGTGGGCGTCTGCCGCAGCAAACATTTGTTCGCTGGACGGTGACCGGTAGACCATCAGGGACTCAACCGCTGCCATTACGCCCGTGTAGGCATAAGCAAAATACCCACCACGCATTTCTACAAAACCGGGGCGCGGCACCCAATTATTGAGGATGGGGGCGCGCTTGGGGTCCATCTCAGCCAGCGGTGAAATGGCGTCCCAGCCGTCTACCGGTGCCGGTATCGTCTTGGCCACCACATCGGGGGCTAGGTACGGTACCTTTTGGACGCTGGCTGATTTTCTCATTTATTGAGTGCCCTGACGTAATCCTGAACCCCAGAGGCCACAGCGGGGGCTGCGACTGCACCACCTGCCAGACCTGCAAGCAGGTTCCTGCTTTCCAGGTCTTTGAATGCCGCCCAGGGTGATCTTAGTTGATTGGGATCAAGAGCAATGTACGAAGTATGCCCTGGATCTTCTATTTTGTTTATGTACTTTATGGAGTCGTAGCCTTTCCTGCGAATAAGGTCTCGAAGACCTTGTATTTGTTTATCCGAATCTGGTTCATACAATCCACGCGCTGGTTTACCACCCAAAGCGTAGGATACTTCCTCTTTACCAAATTGTGGGTGACTTTCCAGAAACTCACTTATTTGCTGAGGCCCCCAATTCCCCATGTCGGGGGTCTCAAGTGGATTCTGTGCACGCATCACCAATGGGTAAACTCTAGACGGTCTATCTTTTGCTAATTCAACACCACCAACGTAATTTGCTGCTTTAGGGGAACCAGCATGTACACCAATCTCTGACCTGTTACGAATCCCTTCTTCAGGCAGCTGAAATTCACCAAATGGTTCCTTTGCTCTGGTGCCGTGCGCCAAAGGAACGTTAAATCCTGCGGCAGCGGCACGTTCAGGTACTGGAGTTGGTAAATGCTCAGGTACTCCTTCATACCCTATACTTTCAGGAAAATACTCAGTGCCAGTAGTGTATGATCCCAATGGTTTCCAAGGGGAGCTCGGGCCAACATTGCTTGATTTTGGGATCGCTGCATTTTCGTACGCCTTGTTTGTATATTCACTAAGAGTAGTACCCTTAAAGGGCCAATTTTGGTCGGTACCAATCTTTCCAATTTCCGCTAATTTTCTAGGGGGTACAGGCTTGGTACCTGGTTTGCTAGATAAAGGGGTATTTTCCTTGAAAAGGACAGGTTGGCCTGTGGCCCTATCAAAATAAGCCCCCACCTTGTGCCCAGCTTTTTCATAAGCTTCAAAGTTGCTCGGACTTAGAATTTCCATAGAGCCGGGGGTTTCAGTAAATGGATGATATACATCTGGGTTCCACGCAGCACCCTCTTTACCGGTTTTGGCCACCATCCGTATTCCAACTGATCCTGGATCCCATTCCTTTGCAGGGGCCAATTTCCCACCAAGTGCCCCCAATGCACCTCTTTCAGCTGCTGGTGCACCACCACCGGCCAATGACAAGGCAGTTTCGACGTATGGAGCTGGATTATAGTCACCGGTCTGCCTAAGGTTCTCAGACTCCTCAAACATTCTCTTGGGCAGTTCAGCCATATGCCCAGCACCAAGGGCTGCAAATGCGCCAGCTCCTGGTGTCTCAAGCAACGGTCTTGCAGGATCTATTTGCAAGGGCGGCGGCAGCCCCCCAGGATTTGGCCGCATAAGTGCGGCTATCATCTCGTCCTGGTCAGGCATTTATTGATTTTCTGGGCGTAGAGGGACTACTGGTGCCGACGGCCACATACGTCTGAACTGGTCAACCCCAGGCTGGCCAAACCTGGATTGCACATCTGCCATAAAGTCTTCGTTTCTCATGCGGCGCTGATCGGCCACTTGTGGGGATACTGGAAATGGCACAACTTCCCCAGCCATATGCTGCAGATGCGGCTGCTGAACCATGGTACCCCATCCTCGTGGGTTTAGAATACCCTGGAAAGGTGACCCCTGCTCACCAGGTATGATTGGCCTATCTACGTTGTTGGGGTTATAGGCAGGAATATTTGGGTCCTTCAGCCGCTCCCTGCCGTGCGCCATCAAGTCTGCAGGACTTAAAATTTGGTCCAAAGGCCTCGAGAAGGTAACCCCAGCTGAGGGCTGCTGGAATAAAGCATTCATCATAGGGTCTTGTGGCCCTTGCAGGGCTGAAACCATAGGATCTTGGGTCATTTTAGCTTCCGTGAAAAGCGTTGACCGTGATCTGGCAAGAAGCACGCACCGCAACAGCGCCCTTGACGGCTATCCCCGAAGTCAGTCCACGCACATCCCATTCCCGTGCTTGCACAAAGCATTCTTCTACAGTGGGCATGCTTAGCGCCTTGTTCACATCCGGCAGGTTGCCGGGCATGACAATGGTCAGGATCAGGATGATGGGGGCAGTGATTTCTGTCATTTCAGCCTCTTGTCTATGTTCATATCACGCACCCGATTATAAACAGACGTGTGTGAGAAGCCTGTAGCATCAACAATCTGTTGTATCGTATTTCCTGAAGTACGTAACTTCCTAATTTCCTCAGTTCTGGCTTTGAGGGCCATTGAATCCCACCTTGTATTCTTTGGTGGTGAGACTGGCCTATAATCAAGCCCATTGGCTTCAATCTCAATTATCAATTCCTTGATACGTGCCTCAGCATCTTCCATTGTGTTGCAACCACCTAGTGAAAGTTTCACACTTTTTAGATCACCAGCACCATGCCCTCGCGACATGTCGCGGGTAATGTAAAAGCGATTATCCCTCTTATCGTTGTAGATACCGAGGCCGTAACCGTACTTGCCAGTGCCGTAGCTCCGGTAGACCTTACGACCACGGCGCTTTGCGTGATTGGCCTCAACTGTTATTTCCTGAAGGTTTGATGGCCGATTATCCAATGGATTGTCATTGATATGATCGATATGGTAGCCCTCTTTTGGCCATCTGCCATAAGTTAGAAACCAGACTAGGTTGGCGTATGTCATTGAAACTGGGCCACCATCCCACATGATGTTAAAGCCCAGATAAGCATATACATCCTTTACCTTAGCAACCCCAGTAACTGGATCTAAGGTCACCTGGTCCCGCAGAAATGCTTCAAATTCAGGGTCGTGACGCTTTGGCATTGATAAACCCTCCATGTTGAGGAGGGCACTATGCGCACATTCACGTTCCCTTGTCAACTCATATTTGGGCCGACTGGCCCGGGAAAAAACCCATCTTGCACGTTGGCCGGTGAAATGAAGATCGGGTTGATCCGCTTCACCACGTTGAGCGTTGGCGAATCACCATCGCGGGCAATCAGCCGTTGAGTATAGTCCACCCACCGCTGTTGCAGGGTCACGTAACTGCCAAACCCCTTGATTTCCCAGAACATCCACTTGATGCCCAGGATGATGGCTTGATCGTCCAGCAGCGGCACGTCAGTGTCGTTGGCAAAATTCTGGGCAAAAGTGGTGTTAGTACCGCCGACGTTGACGGCAGCGCTGCTCAGGTACTCAAAGACCAACTGCAGTGGCTCGACGATCTCAGCCGGTGGCGGCCAGATCCTGAACTCATTGGAGCTGATGCCGGGGGTGCCACCTTGCCCCAACTGGCGGAAGTGTCTTCTTGGCCCCGTAACCACAATGCCTGACCGGTGCCACTGGTCCATCTGCGGGCTGTCAGGGCCTAACAGTTCCCAGCGGTTGGTGCGGTCCCACATTGTTCGGTTCTGGAACCAGTCAAAACCCACCGGCATGGGGT